AAACAAACAAACGCAGCGGTTTTGGGTGGAGAAACCGACGTAGATAACTTGTAACAAGAAGCAAAAAGGGCTGAATAAATATGGAATTGAAAGAGGCATTAAAAAAAATGAATCCGCTGGACGAAAACCAGTGGAACGCTGATGGCACGGCAAAGATGGTCGCGGTCCGGGCAATTGCAGGCAACAACGCAATCTCGCGTGATGATGTTGCAAAGATCGCGCCAGACTTTTCAAAAGATAACCCGTTTATTAATGAAGAAATCGTGCAGGAAAACACCCAGGCTTTGGCCGAATTAATGGCAGAAACCAAAGACGAACTCGAAGCCGCGAAGGTGCGGCTGCAAGTAGCGCAGGCAGAACACGCTGTGCTAACCAAGAAGCTTGATCACTTCATGGAAGAGGACGCGAAACTAAACCCGGCTCCTTCGGCTTCGGTAACTATCCAGCAATATTTGGCACGGCAGCGCCAAGACTTGGTTGAAAGGGGTGAGCAAAGGAAGCGAATCGCGGCAGCAGGTATCAACCTGGAAGAGTTAGCAAAACTTACCAAATAAATTATGGCTTTTACCGTAGAAGATGAAACCGGCTTAATTAACGCGAACAGCTTTGCTGACGTGGCGTTTGCGGATGCGTATTTCTCAGAACGCGGGGTGAGCGGTTGGAGTGGCACGACTACGGAAAAGCAGCAGGCATTGGTAAAGGCGACCGATTACATTGAAACCCGGTACGCCGGGATGTTTGGCGGCATCATCGAATTTCCAGAAACCCCCCAGGCGCTTTCATTTCCACGGGTGCAGCTTTATGACCAAAACGATCTTGCCGTAACCGGCGTGCCTACAAAGTTGAAACAAGCAACCTGCGAGTATGCGTTGCGGGCAATGTCAGTCACTTTGCTTGCCGATCCAGCGATTGACAAGTCAGGCACAGCAGTAAAAGAACGATCCTCAAAGACCGGACCGCTGGAAGAAAAGGTGGTCTACGCATCGGTTAGCGGTTCCGTATCAATACCCGACTACCCGGCTGCAGACAATCTGCTGCGGTTCTTTTTGCAATCCAGAGATGGGGAAGTAATTCGGTGAGGGATTACACCCGGAACCAACAAGAAGCGTCCGAGGTATTAAAAGAAAACGGCATTCCTATTACGCTTATCAAGTTTGACGATACCCCCGTAGATACCGGAAAGCCGTGGGCGTCAGGCATTGATAATCGGGGGTCGGTCGGCGCGACGACTTGTGTCCATGCTTTGAGGGCGCATCCAGGGTCGGCAGATTTTAAAGTGGGCACGCAGTTTGTCGCCAACGATACGATCAAAACACTTGAGGCTGTTTATATCGCAGAAGTGGGCGAAGACGACAAGGAAGGGCTGCACAAATACCACGTGGTGGAAGACGACGGTGAGCACTTTGGAATTACATTCGTGCGCAGGTTCAAACCCGGCAACGTGACTATCTTGTATTACATCGGGGTTGCTAAATGAGCAACCTGAGCTACGAAGCGGCGCGTGACGAAACATTCACGATGCTGAAAACGGCTTGGGATTCAACAGGTTACACGGTTGTTTGGCCTGATAAGGGCGGCGAGAAGCCGGTCAATCCGGAACCGTGGCTGCAGGTGAAACTGGCGCACAGCTTAGGCACGCAAGAAACACTCGGTAACCACTTGGGGCAAAGATTATGGAAGCGGCGGGGGCGTTTATTTTGTCAGATTGCAACGCCGTCCGGTGATGGCGCGACCGAAGCATATGGACTAGCAAAAACCGTCGGCGATGCTTTTGAAGGGAAGAAAAGCCCGAGCGGCATTTGGTTTGTTCGCACTTCCATAAATGAGCTGGGCAACAGCGGCGATTGGTATCTGATAAACGTGATCACAGATTTCGAATACAACGAACTTAAATAGGGGAAGCAAGCAATGGCACAGGTAGACAAAATTGATAGCAATATCACCGAGGCGCGATATGCAGAAGAGGCTAGCCAGGGTGTTTTACCTGGCACGCCAAACTGGATTCCACTTGAACCCAACAGCTATACGGATTTTGGCGGCACAGTCACCACGATTGCCCGCAATCCAATCAATCCAAGCCGCCAGCGCAAGAAAGGGGTCATAACTGACCTGGATGCAACCGCAGGCCTGGAAACGGACATCACCCAAACAAATATTCAAGATTTGCTGCAGGGCTTCATGTTTGCCGACTTTCGCGCCAAGGGTGAGGAAGCGCCGACAACAACAGCCACAGGTGCAAACGAACTCTACAACGTGGCAGAAACCGCAGGCTTTTACGTGGGTTCGTTGATTATGGGTTCAGGCTTTGACGACGCAGAAAACAACGGTCTGAAGAATGTAATCACAGTAACCGCAGATACATCAGTGGAAGTTACCGAAACACTGGTTGCTGACGCTTCGCCAGCGACGGGCGCAAAAATTGTCGCGGTAGGTTTCTTGTTTACAGCCGGTGATTTGGACGTGGATGCTTCAGGAACGTTACCAAGAATTACCACAACCACGAAAGACCTGACCGAGCTTGGTTTGACGGTTGGCGAGTGGGTTTATATCGGCGGCGATAGTGCGGCGCTGGCTTTCGTTAATGCAGAAAACAACGGATTCAAGCGCGTGCGCAGCATTGCAACAAACGCCATCGAGTTTGACAAATCAACATCGGCAATGGTGACGGAAGCGAGTACAACCGAAACCATTCAGTTATTTATTCCACGCGCATTAAAGAACGAAACGGGTGCAAGTATTGTGCGCCGCACGTATCAGTTCGAACGCTCACTTGGCGCGCCAGATGACGCCTCCCCCGCGCAAATCCAAGGGGAATACGTGGTGGGTGCGGTGGCGAGTCAGTTGACGATGAATATTGCCACAGCCTCAAAACTAATCACCACCATTGATTACATTGGCACAGACCACGAAACCGTAACAGGTGTGACGGGCTTGAAGTCTGGCAACCGGCCTGCGTTAGTGGAAAGCGATGCCTTCAACACGTCGTCCGACTTTTCACGCATTAAGCTATCTGAAGTGGTGGCGGGGGATGAAGCGCCAACCCCGCTGTTTGCATTCGTGACGGACGCAACCATTACCATCGACAATTCGGTAAAAGCCAACAAAGCGGTAGGGGTTTTGGGTTCATGCGGTATGACGGCGGGCACGTTTGTTGTTTCTGGCAGCATGACTGCTTATTTCTCAAACGTCGCAGCCATTCAGGCGGTGCGTGAGAATAAAGACGTCACTTTTGATTTCGCCATTGTTAAGGATAACGCGGGAATGGTCGTAGACATTCCGCTCTTAGCACTAGGTGACGGTAAGGCAAACATCACGCAGGATGAGCCGATTACCATTCCTTTAACTGCGGACGCAGCCACGGCGGCAAAGATCGATGCAAACCTGGACCATACGCTCATGTTTTGCTTCTTCGATTACTTGCCAACGGCGGCTGGTTAAATTGTTTCAAGGGGCTGAAAATTTATGTCGATGTATTCGCAATTTGCGACTGACCAAGGGTTAGAAAAGAACGGGGTCGTATTGGATTATGGCAACTTCCGGGTAACGATTGCAAGAGCGGGGGGAAGTAATAAGAAGTTTTCTCGATTGCTTGAAAGGAAAACCAAACCATACCGGCGGCAGATTCAGAATGACAGCATGGACGACGTGGTTGCGGACCGAATCTTGCGCGAGGTTTATGCCGAGTCAATCATTCAAAATTGGGAAACGTTAGAAGGGGATAAGTGGAAGAAAGGCATCGAAAGCCCTGACGGCAAGATTCTGCCTTTCTGTAATAACAATATTTTTGATACGTTGACCAATTTACCTGAATTGTTTGCAGACATACAAACCCAGGCAAGCAAAGCGGCATTGTTCAAACAAACCACGCAGGAAGACGACGCAAAAAACTCATAGAGGTTCTGCTCTACGCTTATAAGCATGGGCAGAACGAAGCTAACATAGTTAAGCAATGCGCGCGGGAAGGTTTACCACTTCCCAAAAGCATCGCCAACGCGCCAGAGCTTCATTTTGGTTTGCAGTTTTATCTTGATGCGTTTTTCGATTTATCAAGTTGCCGGGATAACGCTTTCGACATTGGCCGGTTGAATTGGTTGATGGTTGACGAATATTGCAAGCGGCTAAAGCTTGACGAAGAAGAGTGCGATGACATGCACTTTTTCATTCGCAAGATGGACGACGCTTACGTCGAGTATCAAAAAGGCAAGCAACCTAGCAAGGTGAAGAAGAAATGAGTCTTGGCGAGTTGGATAAAAAAATGAAACGGCTGGCGCTTTGTATCCAGAAAAACGCCAACCGAAAAGTGGCTGCAATGGCCATTGGCATTATTTCGCAAGAATCCCAGGAAACCCCCGTTGATACCGGACGCGCACGCGCCAACTGGCAGGCTTCCGTGGGGTTTCCTGTTTTCGATTCCATTGAAGCGCAACCTCCCGGCGCGGGTGGTAGCACGGCGGGCGCAAATCAGGCATTCGCCGAAGCCGAAGCAGCGGCACGGATTCGGGACTTCAAACCTTCGGACCAATCCATTTTCATTACGCACAACCTTGACTACATTCTCCCGCTTAATGAGGGGCACTCAGCACAGAACGAACCGGGCTGGATTGAACGCGCAATAAAAGACGGCATCGCCCTATCCAAAAACATCAAGCTAACCGAGTGCAAATAAAATGGTGACAGAAAACGTCCTAATCGAGGTAACCGAGAAAGGCGCAAAGACTGTAAAACGCAACATCGAGGACATTGGCAAGTCTTCAAGCCAAGCCAATAAATCGGTCGATCTGCTCAAAGGCGCGCTCGCTTCATTGGCGGCGGCGCTATCGGTGCGGCAATTGGCCAGCATGGTTGACCAGTTTACCAACTTGCAAAACCGGCTGAAGTTGGTCACCAATGGAACCAACCAGCTAAGGCAAGCAACCGACCAACTGTTGAATATATCCCAGCGCAGCCGCTCAGATTTATCCGGGACGGTTGCTTTATATTCAAGGCTGGCACAGAACGCCAAGCAATTAGGCGTGAACCAAAGCGAGCTGGCGACAATCACCGAAACAGTCAATAAAGCCATGATCGTTTCAGGCGCTTCAGTTAGCGAGGCGGCAGGTGGCTTGCGACAACTGACCCAGGGTTTGGCGTCGGGTACATTGCGCGGCGATGAGCTCAATTCGGTGCTGGAAAACTTACCGCGCGTGGCGCGTTTGATTTCCGATGAACTTGGCGTAACGGTTGGACAGTTGCGGGAAATGGGTGCTGATGGCCTGATTACTTCGCAAAATCTGGTCGATGCCTTCAGGAATGGCGCAAGTGTTATCGACGCCGAGTTTGCCAAAACCTCATCAACGATTGAGCAGGCTTTCGGCAGCTTAACCGACGGTCTGGTGGTTTCCGTGGGGCGAATGAATGAGGCATCTGGGGCATCGCAGTTGCTGGTTGGGCTTCTCGACTTTCTGACTGAGAATGTGGATACCTTAGCACGGGCGGCCATTGCCGCAGGCATCGCGCTTTCCGTGAGTTTCGCAGCCAAGGGCGTGCTGGTGGCAGTCTCAGCAGTCAAAGCGCTGACCGTTGCCATTGCCGCAAACCCGATAGGCGCAATCGCTGTCACGGCGCTTGCTGCGGTATCTGCGCTAGTTGCTTTCAGCGATACGATCACCATCGGGACAGGCAGTCTTGCCACGTTGGCAGATGTTGGAAAGGCAGCCTTCGAAGTGATCGGTCCAGCGGTTACGTCGGCGTTGTCCACAATCCAGGCATTTTTCCCGGCAGTTAGCCGGTCGATTCAGGCGATTGTTGGCGATGCAGGTATCAGCATTTCTGGACTGCTTAAATTGTCCGCTTCAGCAGTTGACACGATGGTTGGCTTGTTTAAAGGATTGGCTGACGCAATCCCAATCGCTTTCCGTAACTTGCCGCGCTCTCTTGAGTTGGTTTTTGTTAATAGTTTCAACAAGATACTGGAACTAAGCGCAGATGTAACCAACAAAATCATCGCTAACATTAACAAGATAGCCGGGGCGGTTGGCCTGCCTTTAATCAATCAAGTAAAGGCGCTGCGAATTCCATTATCAACCGAGGCGCAGGCAATCGGCAAAGCCATTGATGAAGCAATCAAAAAAGGCATCGACTCCCAATCAAGCGCCACGGAAGCCATCGAGGGTATTCTGGCAAGGGCAAACGAAATTGCCGCGTCGCGTCAATTCGCCGAGCTTAACGAAAACCTGCAAGAAACCGAAAGCAACGTCGACAAACTAACCGACGCAACCGGCGACCTGAAAGACAAGGGCGCTGAATTTGTGGCGAAACTCCAAGAAGAGTTGGATGCCATTGGCAAAACGAATGCTGAGCTGCAGAAAATGGAAGCCGCGAAGCTTGGCGTGAGCAAACAAGCCGATGTGCTCATTGATGCAATCGAAGCGCAAACCATCGCCCAAAAGCTTTTCGATGACGAGCTAAAGCGCGGCGCAGATATAACCAGCGCAACCAGCACAGCGGCAGAGCAATACGCGGTCGCGCTTGAGGAATTGGACCGGCTCTACGCAAAAAACATCATCAGCGCGGAAACTTATGACCGGGCACTGGTTAAGCTTGACGAAGATTTTGATAAATTAAGCAAAACGAGTAAAAGTGCCTTCGGCGATACTGAACAATTCGGCATCCAGGCGGCACGCAACTTGCAAACGAATTTCGCCAACTTTCTTTTCGATCCGTTTGATGATGGTTTGGAGGGGATGTTCAAAGGGTTCGTGGATATTTTGCGCAGAATGGCAGCGGAAATAGTTTCATCCAAAATTTTGCAAACGCTGTTCAATTCGTTCAGCGGTTCAGGGACAAGCGGAAGTTCAGCCAGTAGTTTTGGTGGTTTTTTCTCAAGCTTGACCGGCGGGTCGGCGGGGTCAACTTTTGGCAACAACGGCGGCGCAGGGACCGCGTTTATTGGTGGACCCGGCACAGCTATTGGTGGCACAGGCACATCAGTTGGCACGGCTGGTTTCAGCGCATCACAGGGATTAGGGGTATTGGCGGCGGGGGCTTTGGGAGTCGGGATCGGTTCATCCATCGCAGGCGATAGCAAGGTTTTTGGGGTGAATGGGTCGGTTGTTTCAGGCGTTACAGCAGGAATCGGCGCGGGTATTGGTGCTTACTTTGGCGGGCCAGCAGGTGCGCAAATTGGCGCGGGGGTTGGTGGCGCGATTGGCGGTGCTATAACCAAGCTATTTGGGCGGGAACCATTCAAGCAGCGAGAAAGCACGCTGGAGTTGAATGTTTCAGGGGATGACATTGCCGGGGCGCTGATCACGCGCTTCCTGTCAAAAGGCGGTTTTTTCCGTGGAGACAAAACCGACAACGTGATCAATGACCTGGGCACGGGTAACTTATTGAACGCATTCAACGGATTCCGAGAAAGCGGCATTGATAAGTCTTTGTTTGAATTTGCCGAGCAAGCCGGGGAGACTGCGCAAGTCATCGGTATTCTGGCGAATACCCAAATGGCTCGGTTTGCCGCAGTTTTGCGTGATACCGCGACTCTTTTCGGCGTATCGTCAGCGGGTTTGGATACCTTCTCCACCACGTTGAAACTGGTCGGCGAAAAAGGCAAGGCGCTTGGGGAATCTGAAATAAATCAGCTTTTCGCGGACCTTGCTGACCAAATGACCAGAGCAGTTGCCCCCGCCATTGGAACCTTGAGCAAAACCGGCGAAAGTGCCTTCGAAACGGTGCTGCGGCTGGGTGATCAGTTTGTCGCACTAACCAGGGCGTCGAACGTGCTTGGCTTGTCACTGGAGGCAGCGGAAGCGCACGTCTTATCAATGAGTTTGGCGCAGCAGACCGCCCTTGTCGATGCATTCGGCGGTTCGGAAGCCGTGCTGGAAAAAACCAGCTTTTATGCGGAAAACTTCCTAACCGACGCAGAAAAACTCAAGATCGTTACCGAATCTCTCAACAAGGAAATGGAGGTGCTTGGCATCACGGTTGAGAATACAACCAAGAAACAATTCGGCGAGATGTTGCTTGGTTTCCTGAAACTGGGGGTGGCCGGGGCAGATATGGCCAACCTTATGTTTCAGGTGGGCGACCTATTTATTGCATCCCGCGCAGAGTTTGAACGCTTGGCTAATGCAGAGTTGGAGGCGGCACTAAACGCCGGGGCAGCAGCCGGGGGGCTGAACTCAGTGGCACAAAGCTTGGCAAATGTGGCACTACAAGCCGCCAACGCCGCCGCACAACAGCGGTCAACCATTCAAAGTTTGCGAGATAGCTTGGCCGGTGCGCGCGAAGGTTTGGCATCGATTCAAGAACGCCAATCCAGCGCACAAAGGCAAGTGCAAGACCGGCAAGCCAAAAATGATATCCGGCAAGCGGAAGATGACCGTAGAAAAGAGACAAGGGAAGTGCAACGGGCAAACAGTGACCAGATTGCCAGTTTGCAAGATGCAGCAGGCACATTCCGCGACGCGGTATCCAAATTTAGTAGCGCAGCGAAACGGATTGCGGATTTCAACGACTCAATAAGCCTGGGCGACCTTTCCCCCCTTACCCCGCAAGAGAAACTAAACGAAGCGCGCGCACTCTTCAATCAAACCCGGTCAGCCGCTTTCGGTGGCGATGCGGAAGCCCTTGAAAAGTTACCAGGGGCGGCGACGGAGTTTCTTCGCGCTTCCCAGGTTGCCAACGCTTCAAACGCGACATTTGTTAGCGATTTCAACCTTGTAAAAGATATTCTGAAAGATGCGGAAGGTATTGCCATTAATGAGCGCGACCTTGCCGCCGATCAACTGGCTGGTATCGAATTGCAAATAGATGAGCTGCAGAAAGCCAACCAAGCCCTGGGCGACATTTCGCAAACATTCAACAGCGGCCTGCAGGATGTTAGTTTTGGGGTGGGTGGGGTGAGCGCCGATCTTGGTGTTGTGGATTCCAGTGTTGTTGATGTTGAGAAAGCAACAAACAATGTCGCGGCAATACTTAGAGAGTTGACGATTGCGGTGCTAACCGGACCCGGCAACCCGCTGATCAGTGACGCGGCCATCCGGTCGGTTGTCTTTGACAACACCAAAACCGTGCAAGAAATGGTGGACCTCGCTGTTGAGTTTGGCGTATCGGTTCAGCAAGTTGCGGGCGCAACGGGTATCAGTATCGCGGCCATTAACAAATCGATTCAAGGGTTGGCAATTACCAACCAAGCGATCCGGGATTTCGTTTACACCCCAGGGCGCACAAATCAAGAAATATACAACGCAGCAATAGCCAATGGGGTTACATCCGAGCGGCTTGCCACGGTGGCGAATATCCCGCTGCAATCCATCAACGATTTTGTAAGAAGTAACAACCTGCAATCCTTCGCCGTGGGCACAGATCGAGTGATGCGCGACGGCATTGCCATGTTGCACAGGGATGAAGCGGTCGTGCCTTCATCGGTTCCAGCCGAGATTGTGGCGCTCAGGGCAGATATAACAAAGATGATCGAAACTCAAAACCGCAATACCGAGCGGGTTGTTGAGGCGACCTATATTTCAAGCAGGCAAAACGCGCAAGCAATCAGCCAATCCAGTATCAAAGTAGAAAACCGCAAAGGATTCAAGCAGCGGGTCGGTGGCGGGGGGCTTCGCTAATGGCGCTAACCGCTGAACAAATCGCTGCATGGCTGAAATCCAATGACGCCGCGCACTGCTTATTGGCCGACATGGGCGCAAAGACCGACGCCGGGGAAGAGACGCGCTACGTTTCTTCGTTGGCTTTCAATGATGCGGGCACGGTTTATTTGCCGGTGCTTGACCCTGAGTCAGTGAATTATGACGTGAACTTCACCAACGGGCGGTTTCTGACAATTGGCAACATTAGCCTGTTCAATCTGGACGGCTATCTGGATAGTTGGCTGGATGACATTTGGACCAACCGCGCCATCGACATTTACTTTGGCGACGTGCGTTGGCCGAAAGCGGATTTCATCCAGTTGCTTTCGGGTACGATTCGAGATATTGACAGCCAAGACAACGAAACCCTGGACTTAGTTTTCAAAGACAAGCTGGAACGCTTGAACATGGCGCTCACGGATGAAAAGTTGGGCGGCTCAACTAACAACAAAGACCGTCTGCTCCCGACGCTTTTTGGTGAGGGGCACAACCTTTCGCCGCTGTTTTCCGATCCAACCATTCTGGAACATACGATAAACAACGGCGAAATCGAAAGAATTATCGAGGTACGCGACAACGGCCAACCCGTGAGTATTACGGAAGATTTACCGAACGGGCTTTTCGAATTGAACCAGCAATCATTCGGCAAGGTGACGGTCGACGCGCAAGGCGACAAGTTCGGTGGGATTTATCGCAAAACGATTGCCGACATTATCGAACGGATTGTGACCGGCTTTGGTCTTGCCGCCAACCGCTTTACCGCAGGCGATATTGATTCGGCCAACTTCAGCGCATTTAATGCGGCAAATCAGCAGCCGGTCGGAATCTATGCCGAATCAAAAGAAAACATACTCAACATAATTAGCGACTTGGCCGACAGCATAGGCGCAAAACCGATAATTACCCCGCTTGGCAAGATGCAACTGTTCCAACTGACACTGCCCCCGCCGAGCACAACAAGAACGATCACAACCCAGGATATCGAAGACGACTCCCTGCACATTGTTAGCAGAACCGAGGTGCGCGGCGCGGTGAAGATTGGCTACGCGCTCAACTGGACCGTCCAAAAGAACCTCGAAACGGTAATCCCTGATAAACACAAAGAGACATTCGAGCGGGATTTTTACACAGTCGTTGCGGAGAATGCGACAACCAAAGCCGACTACCGGCTGGACGCAGAACCGACGCAAAGAAACACATACCTGCTAGTGGAAGCCGACGCACTGGCCGAAGCCAACCGCGAGCTAACAATGGCCGAAGTGCCGCGCGTGACCTACGGCTTTACCGGGTTGAGTACGTTGTTCGATCTGGAATTTGGGCAAGGCGTGATACTTGAGCATCCACGCTTTGGATTGGATAGCGGCAAAGAAGGGGTGGTGGTGAGAATTGCGCCAGACTTCGAAAACATGACTTCCGAGATTGAGGTGATCATTTAATGGCAACGATTGAAAACCCGCGCATCGCTTACCTTCAATCCGAATCGCCCCGGACGGTTCCGGTTGAGCTTTCCACGGATTACACCATTACCGGCGAAGTTACTGGAAATGTTTCTGGCACGGTAAACAATACCGCAGCAACCACGATTGACCTGGGCGCGCTTCGTTCGATTGATATTTGGGATGGGGTTGGCGCGATTGGCTTTGGGACGACGATTGGTGGACAACCAACCGGCGCAACTTTTAACACCAACCTTTCGTTGTCTTCCGATGGCCAGTTGACCAATTCGGGGGGAGGGACTAGCAATTTGGGCAGTGTGTCGGCACTTCCGTGGGGCAGTATTTCAGGACCAAAACCGCCGCTCGACGCCGACGCAACACAAAGCATCCTGGAAAGCGCATCAACTGAAATTGTTATTAATAGCGGCTCCCTTTTTAGCATTTACGGTTCAGGCGCAGCCGGGGTCTTTATTGGTGCGGGTGGCCTTTTCGGTCGTAATTCAGGCGGCGCGACGACCTTCTCGATTCAGGCAAGCAGCGGTGCTGTTACTTATGCCGGGGATATTACCGGCGGCGCAAACATTGATATCTCCGGGACTGCCAGATTCAACGGTAGCGTGGCTTCGGGTAGTAGTCAATATGCAGGGGTTTTTAATAACGCAGGCGGCGCGTTGTCAGGCATTGTCGGCTATGGCAGCGGCGGTTCCGGGGTTGTTGGGTCAGCAACCGGATCTGCCGCAGGGGTTCAAGGCAGTAACACGGGCGGCGGAACCGGGGTGTTTGGATTTAGTAGCGGCACGGGGGTTTACGGGCAAGGCATCGGAAGCGGGACGGGGGTCGTGGCAATATCAGGCAGCGGCAATGCGTTGGATGTTCGAGGCACAATGAAAATCACCACGCAAACGATCTCCAACCTAAAAGCAGGAAGTGCAACTACGGCAGACAGCACCACGTTTGCCACGACGGCGAATAATGCAAACCGGCTTGGCAATGTGGCTGATTCGGGGTGGTGTCGTGGCATCGTTGCCAATTCTGGCACGGCAACGGCGTCAGGGTACGGGTTCGGCTTGACCTCAACCGTCGCAGGTACGCAAACGCGGGCATACAGCACAAACAACATCGTAATCGAATCCGTTTCGGACGAACGGTTGAAAATGGACATAAACCCGGAAACGTTGGGGCTCAGTTTCGTGAATCAACTAAAACCGAAAACTTATCGATTGAAAGAAAGACCGGAGATGAAGTACCACGGCTTTATTGCGCAAGATGTTGAGTCATTGATTGACGAAACGGACGATTCACTTGCCCAGGTGCACGAAAACGGCATGAAGGGCACAGACTATATGAGCTTGATTGCGGTCTTGGTTAATGCAGTAAACGAACTCAGCACGGAAGTTCAAAGCATCCGTGGACAGTTACGCGACAACCACGAGCAGGCATAAATTTTTAAGAACAGAGGAAACGACACATGGCAATAACAAGAGCGGAAAATCAAGTCACATGGCCAACAGCCGCAAACAGCAAATCGGTGGCAAGTGGCGGCAGTGAAACAAGCGAAGAAGTGAATCTCAACGCTGCATGTGTGAACGCGCGCATAACCATGAAAGCCGACAACAGCACAACCGCCGCCGCCGATGACCAGATTTACTTCTGGCTGGTTGAAACATCCGGTGACCCGGACGGCGCAAGCACGGACGAATTTGGCACGGCTGGCCACGCCCATTTGTTGGCAATTCTGGATACCAACATCGAAGACCCGGCAATCAAAACCGTCAACCTGCCACTACCGCAAGACGGTTTAAAGATTATCGCCGAAGGGTCAACGGCTGGCACAACCAACGCAATCACGGTATCCGCGACGATTACAGAACAAAGAGCGTAAAAAATGGCTTTCCGTTCTTCGCTCAATAATTATTATTCGTTACCAGATCATGCGGATTTTATTATCCCAAACACGGACTGGACGATCCTGAATGTTATATATCCAACGGATACCACAACCGGACAGGATATTTTCAGCACGGCTGAATGGGGAACCGCGCAATCTTTCAATACCTATATTTTTGGCGGTGAATTTGGCATAAAAGTTCACACATTAACCGAGCCGCTGGTGGCGTCGGTGGTGGCTAATCAATGGACTTTAACGGCGGGACGGCGGTCGGGTAGCAACTTTGCCATGCATTCGATACCGCTGGGTGGCCATACGGTTTCAAGTAGCTCAAACACGGCCATAAGCGCGTCATACAACGCAGCCAATACGATCACGATAGGGCGGCGCTCAGACGATGGTACAAACCCATTCCTGGGCAGAATTGCGGACATTGTTTGGGTTCCTGGCCATGCGGTTTCAAATGCTGATCTTGAGTTAATGGCAAACGGATTCCCGATTTGGTGTTTTGGCTGGTCGAAAAATATTAAGTTTCATTTCTGGACGCCAACCGCCAACGAAAAATACCTCATGGACTTGAGTGGTCGGCATTTGGTAACGGCAAGCGGCACGACTTTCTTGCAAGGGGTCAATGAGGTAGACCCGCCAGAAATCAAACGCTTCCCGCCAGTTCCAAGCGCGCCGCAATTATTCCTTGTTTCGGTTATTCAGTCAGACTTGACCGCCGCAGGCGTAGGTGGCTTTAGTGCCAACAGCGGCATCCGCAAGCTGACCGATTGGACCGCCGCCGGGGTGGGTGGTTTTACTGCGGACACACAAAAGACGGTTCAGTTTGAATGGACCGCCGCCGGGGTTGGCGGCGCAACGCTTGAATCCAATAAACGGATTGAAACGGAACTAACCGCCGCCGGTGCGGGGGGTTTCACAGGAAATTCACAGACAACAACAAGCGCAGACTTAACCGCCGCCGGTGCAGGGGCAGCCAACTTTGACATGATTTCGCAAACAACGGAATTGACTGCGGACGGGGTTGGTGGTTTCACCGCAAACACAACCGCGCTCAGCAAATCCAACATGATTGCGATTGGCGAAGGTGACGCATTTCTGGCGACAGTTGCGCGCAAGCCAACCGAATTAACGGCAGCCGGGGTGGGCGCGGCGAGTTTTGATATTGTACCAGCCAGCAAAACGGAATTGACCGCCAGCGGGGTTG